GCCCCATTGCAGATAGATCAACTTGTTGACACATTCTATTTTAGCTACACAATATCCAAAATGAAAGGGAGGGTGGGGGATAGAAGTCTCAAGATAGTGTCAAAGATAATGAAGGAGGAGATGTGGGCAAGAGACAACATCCAGGAGGTCAAGAGCATTCTGTGGTCTGAAAAGGGGAAAGCTGAGAGACAACACTGGTCTGCATCTCTCCTGAAGGTCATGATAGACATGCTCAAAACCAAGTGGAAGGTTGTCTATGGAGATAATGTTGTAGGCCAGTTGAACAGAAAGATAGCGCAAGACTTTGCCCACAGGAAATTTTCTGAAGTTGCCACTCTAAAGGCATCCTCTAAAGATCATGAAGATCCTGAAATAAATTTGCCTCTGAACACCAGCGGATCTCTTGCTGGGAAAGATTATGTTAAGGAATTAAAGAGGTTAAATCCTAACTTGGGGGGGAAAAGGCCTAGGGTTTCACATCTTTGATCAAGCTCATAAAAGAGTATGTGCTGACCACAGGCTCTAGAGACCCTACACTTCTAGGTATGGTGCCTTTCTGTGTTGAGAAGCTGCTAAAAAGAGGCTACATTTACTCAGACTGCTTCCCAAAGGACCAGCACGGAGGGGACAGAGAAATTCATGTGCTTGAGATGGCAGCAAGAATTATCCAGTTTTTTATAGAGAGAAGTGCAAAGTGCATGTCATACCTATTCAAATCAGATACTGTCTTGAACCCAAAGAGGAAAGAGAAATTCATGAGGGAGCATGAGGTGTATGCCCAGGCAAAGCTAGGAACCCACATGGCCATGTGCAAATCTGCAGATGCCACTAAGTGGTGTCAGAGGCATCATGTAAGTAAATTCTACTTTGCTATGAACAGAGTGACTGATGGATTTTGGGGGGGCCTCTTCTACCATGGGTTTTACCTTTGGACAGTGAAGAGGGTGGCAATCCCAGATGAGCTGGTGTCCATCTTGGCAGCATCAAAGTTCCCTGACTCAGATAATGAAACCCTTCTGTGGCTGCAGGATAGATTCGTAACAGGCTCCATCCCATTTGTGGGCAAGAGTTCCAACACTGTGGAGGTGAAGTTTGGAATGTTCCAAGGGATCTTCCACAGGACAAGCTCAGTTGTTCATAGCATATGTCAAGAGTTCTTTGCCTCTGCCGCTAGAGAAAAACTTTCTGCTATGGGATACTCTAATGTTGTCACTGTTGTTCAAGGGAGTGATGACTCAGCCTGCTGCATCAGCTATGCATCTCACCTGCCCCAAGCTGAAGCTGTGGTTCACATAATGTTGAAGTGGAAAGAAGAGTTGCAAAAATTTCTCTCAATCTGGCCCAGTG